TGTTACAGGTGATTCTAACTTTACTTTAGTAGGTGTACGCTCGACATTTAGCACAGGAAGTGTTACAATAGAATCTAAGTATGACGTTACTGGTGTTCGTGCAACCTTTGCGCAAGGATCAGTGGTTGTAACGGGTAATGCTAACGTTACATTAGAAGGTGTAAGATCTACTTTTGCAACAGGCGTACCAAAATTAACAATATGGAACGGTGTGGATGACTCTAACACAGACATCTGGACTGTAGTGCCAACAGGATAAGGATAAAATGGTAGATTCAAACATATTAAATTTAAACTTGATGACTACAGGATCTAATTCTGGAACCTGGGGTACAGTTACAAATGAAAATTTACAAAAATTAGAACAAGCAATGAAAGGATACATTGCTGTATCTATAGGAGGCAGTTCTCCACAAGCACTTACAATTGCAAGTGGTGGAACAGGAAGTGGTGTACAGCAACCTAATGCAGCTTTAAAGTTTATAGGGTCCATGTCTACAAATGTGACAGTAACATGTGAAGCAAATAGTAACTGGTATATTATTGATGATGCTACAACTAAAAATGGATACACATTAAGTTTTGGTCCTACGGGTGGCACAGCTGTTGATCTTGTTGCAGGGTCTAAACATTTAATTTACACTGATGGTTCTACAGCTTTTGATGTTTTAGCAGATGCTGGAAATGTTAAAGCTAATGGAACATTACAAGCAACAGGTGATGTTACTTTTAATGGTGGTGCTTTTTCTTTTAACTCAAGTTTAGCTGACAAAGATGCTGTTTTTGCCGGTGATACACAAGCAAACTTATTATTTACAGATGCAAGCACAGACCGTGTAGGAATTAACACAGCCTCTCCAACGACACAATTAGACGTTGCAGGAACTTTTAGAGCTACAGGTGCTGCTACTTTGTCATCTACTCTAGGTGTTACGGGATTACTTACTGCATCCACATTAACAGCTACAGGAAATGTTGAAATAGATGGTGGAAATTTTACTTTTAATGAAACAGGTGCTGCAGTAGATGCAAAATTTGAGGGAGATACTGACACAGCTTTACTAGTTACTGATGGTAGTGCTGACCTTGTTGGTATTGGAATTGCTACACCTGCCGGTGGTAAACTAGAAATTAATCAAAATAATGCAGCTGGTGCAATAGCTTGTTTATCCTTGGATCAAGATGATACAGATCAAGAATTTATTTATTTTGATGGGACATCTGCTGGAGATAGTACAAAAAGTTTATCTTCTTCAACAGCAACCGCAGGAACAAAGCAAGGAGCGATACGTATTAATGTAAATGGAACGGATCGTTGGATAAGATTTTACGATTCAGCTGTATAGGAGTTACATGACTCTTATAAAAGTACCAATAGCCCCAGGAATAGATCAACAAGACACCGAGTATGGTGCTGAAGGTAGATGGTTTTTTGGTAAAAATGTTCGTTTTAGATATGGCCTTCCAGAAAAAATAGGAGGATTTATAACGGTCACTACGGATGCTTTAATTGGAGCAGCACGTGGTATTGTCGATTGGTTTGATACTAGAGGAGAACAATATTTAGCTACTGGCACTAATAAAAAATTATATGTCTATCAAAATAATGCGTGGTATGACATTACACCAACACGAGATTCTGGTACTGGTAATATTACTGGATGGATTACTGTAATTAATTCACCGACAGTAACTGTAACAGACGCATCGCACGGTGCTATAGAAGGTGATTTTGTAACTATTACAAGTGTAAGTGGTGCTGTTAACGGTATACCTGCAGCTACTTTACAAAATAAACAATACGAAATAATAGAAGTTGTATCTACTTCACAATACAAAATTACAGCAACAGCTAATGCAACAAGTAGTGGTGCTTCTTCAACAACAGCTAATGCTGCTTATGAAATTAATACTAACCCTGCTACATCTATCGCCGGTTACGGTTGGGGTGCTGGTACATGGGGATTATCTACATGGGGTACAACTAGAGCTGGTCTTGCAGCTCCTAACTCAGTACAGTTAGACTCAGGTAAATGGTCCTTGGACACTTGGGGGGAAGATTTATTAGCATGCCAGTTTAATGGTTCTTTATATTATTGGGATACTTCAGCTAGTTATGGTACTCCTGTAGCTGCAACTATTATTGCTAATGCACCTACACAAAATAGATTTGTTTTAGTATCTGGTACTGATAGACATGTTATATGTTTTGGAACACAACTTATTGGAACAACAACACAAGATGAAATGTTTATTCGTTGGTCAGATCAAGAAGATCATACTTCTTGGACACCAACATCTACTAACACTTCTGGATCACAACGATTAACTGATGGTAGTAAATTAATTACTGCTAAAAGATCACGTGGTGCGGTGTTAGTATGGACAGATACAGCTTTATATCAAATGCAGTTAGTAGGTGCACCATTTACATTTGGTTTTTCTCAGTTAGGTTCTGCATGTGGAGCTATTGGATTACACTCAGCTGTAGAATCAAATGGTAACTCATTTTGGATGGGTAAAGATTCTTTCTTCGTGTTTGATGGTTCGGTGAAAAAAATACCATGTAGCGTAGAAGACTATGTATTTGAAAATATAGACCAAGCATCACAAAAAGATACATTTGCTTGTTTAAATAGTGAATTTAATGAAGTAACATGGTTTTACCCTTCTAGTGGTTCACAACAAATAGATAGATATGTAACTTACAATTACCAAGAACAAACATGGTCTATTGGAGATTTAGCTAGATCATCATGGGTTGATAAAGGTGTATATGATTTTCCTTATGCTTTGGATTATAATTCTACTAGTTCTACAACACCTATAACGCCGTTATCACCAGCTACAGAAATATCTGGAGTTACCAATGGACGTGCATTAATGTATGCGCAAGAAAATGGAACTGATGCAAATGGTGCAGCCTTAGAATCAGAATTAAATTCTGGTGCTTTTGTTATACCAGAAGCGGGTGAAAGATTAATGGCTATAAAAAGATTTATTCCTGACTTTAAAAATATTTCAGGAAATGTAAATGTAGATTTAATTTTTAAATTATATCCTACATCAAGTTCTACAACAATAGCAAGTACAGTTACGCCTACAACAACAAAAGTTGACACACGTGCACGTGGACGACAAGCACAAATTAGTATAAAAACTACAGGAGTGGGAGACAACTGGAGATACGGAACTTACAGAGCTGATGTACAACAAGACGGAATGAGATAATGGCACAAATAGTATTACCAAGAACGCCTCAAGGAACACAAGAATATGATAAGGTTCAAATAGATAAACTAGTTAGTAACCTAGAACAATTAATTTTACTGCTTAATAGTACTTACACACCGGAAACGTTGCGTAATGACGACGAAGCTTTTGCATGGTTTAATGGCTAACGTATATACTAATTATAAAAAAGATTTAGCTACAAACACTAATCCTGTAGTATTATATACAGTGCCGGATAAGGTACAAGCTGTTATTAAATCTATTAGAGTAAGTGATGATTCTGGTTCTGGTAGTACCATTACAGCTACAATTACAGATATAGGTACAAATGTGTTTAATATAGCTTATAATGTGGCTGTAGCAGCCAATACTCCAGTAGAATTATTGACTGAACCCCTTGTAGCAAAGCAGGGAGAGATAATTACAGTAACACCAGGGCATGCAGATAGGCTACATGTGGTTCTTTCGGTGCTTGAAATTAGTAATAATACTTGATATAAGGAGTAAATATGCCTATAAAAGATGATAGCGTAATAGAATATGTAGAGATTAACGGGGAACAAGTTCCTAAAGTTGTGGTCCCTGCAGAAATAACTATTACCAACACATTAACAGGTAAGGAATATGGGTCAGCAGAAGAAGCTGACGCTGACGTAGCCGATCCTGCAACAGACACGCAATCACACCACATTCGACAGGATGTAAAAGTTAGTGTCGCAATCCATAAAATTTTAGAGGGAGCCGTAGGAAAAGTATAATGGTTGACGAAGCACAAAGACAGAGAACTAGATTTAAACCTTCAGGAGATAATAGTATTAGAACTTCGGGAGCTATGGGAACTCTTAGAAGAGCAATGCAAGGGTTACGTAATAGACAAAGATCTATTAACGATAGAAAAAATTATGGTGCAGGAATTATGGCTGCAAGAGCAGCAAACAATCCAAATATAGATTCCGAAGGTTATAACCGTGAAGTTTTAAATAGGTTATATGGTCCAGCTTTTGTGGGTTATAGTGAAGATCCAAATAGAAGATCACAAATGATGATTGATAGAATAATGGATTTTGATCAAAGAGATTCCGATACGCCTGTTGATACTCGAGAACTAGGTCAGTATACCGATGCTTTAAATGCTTTAAACAATGCTCGTTTAAATAAAAGACTTGTCAATGAGATGTATTTACCTGATGAAGATAATCTATACGAAGATTTACCTCAAATTGCTTATGCAATAGATGGGCCAGGAATGGTTCAAGGACAAGATTTACCTATGCCAGATGTAGGAATGCCAGTAAGAGCTGGAGATTTATATGGAGATCCAACTTATTCAGGTAATTATGGAACAGCTACACCTATTGGCATGTATCCAGTAGATGGTGATGTTGATTTGACTAATGTTGCTAATCAAATGGGCAGAGGAAACCCTTATTTACAAGATTTATCTTATACTATGGCAGGACCTAACGCTAATTATTTTGATGAAATATTAGATGATGAAGGAAATGTTGAAGGGTATTCAATGAATAGATATCTTGATGATTCAGAATTTAGAGATCCTGGATATAATATTAGGGATATACCAACAGAAAGAAGACTTGAAGGAACTTTACGTGATTTCCAGCAAATGATGCCTGCTCCAAGTTATCCTGATTTTGGAGAAACTTATGAAGTTGATCCTATGGCAGGAACATTTGGATTACCTTTTAATTTATTTCAAGACCCCGGCGCAGACGGTGGTATTTTTGATTACTTTGGCAGAAAAATAGAAGGTGATGAAATAGATGAAGAAAATTATGAACCTTATCAAGAACCAACATTAGAAGAAAAAAGAAGAATGTTTATGGAAGCTTATGGATAAACAAAATCAAGGCATAGGCGCATACAAAGATAGACCTGGTTACTTTTTAGGTGGCATGGTCGGTGGTGCAATATTAGGTGCACTTGTTAATAAGATTCAAGGAAAAGACATGAGACGTGGAGCTATCTTTGGAGGTATTACTGGTGGATTAGGTAGTGCATTTTTAGGAAGTGGTGCCGGAGCAACTATGGCTGGTAACATGAAAGAAGGTGTAATGAAAAGTTTATTAACTGCAGCTACTAAAAATAAAGGAGCAGCAGCTCTAGCTGGTATTGGGTTAGGAACTGGTGCAGCTTACATGGCCGATGACCCAGCGTTTCTTAAAAGAAAACGAGAAGAAGAAATGGCACGTTTAGAAGAAGAACAACGAAGAAGAAATAAAGAATTATATGCTAACTGGTATACTAATCCATTTGACAATTTTAATGATGGTGGTGAGGTAATGGTAGAAGAAACACAAATAGCTTCTGCACCACACCCAATGGAAGGTTGGTATGACATGTATGATGACATGATTAACTCCGGTGAATTTAAAGGAACGTTTGAAGAATTTCTCGAAATGATAAACAACTCTGACTATGATATTCCAATGGCAGCACGTGGTGGTAGAATTCATGCTAAAGATGGTTTGTGGGCTAACATACATGCAAAAAGAAAACGAATTAAAGAAGGTAGTGGAGAAAAAATGAGATCGCCAGGTTCACCTGGTGCACCTACAGCTAAAGCATTACGTGATAGTAAAGCTGGTGGTGGAATAAGTGATTTAGACATGCGTCTAGGAGGCGCATCTAATGGACCAGGAACAGGAACGTCAGATGATATTCCTGCAATGTTAAGCGATGGCGAATTTGTAGTCACCGCAAAAGCAGTAGAAAATCTAGGAGGAGGAGATCGTATGCTTGGAGCACAAAAAATGTACAACATGATGAACCAGTTAGACCCGAATTCGCAAACACCAGCGGAGATGACAACAGTCGGATATGCTTAGTGGAGTGGAGATTTTTTAAAGAAGACGATCTTGAATGGATTTTAAAATCTACAAAAGATATGTTTGAAGAGTCGGAATGGAGTGACGGGGAGTATGATAAAGATAAGGTAATACGTTATTTTTATTATGTTATTGATAATCCTTTATATATGTTTGGGATTATCTTACTAAAAGGCGAAGAGAAAATTGGTTTTATGACAGGTGAAATAATTCAGTTTTCTTTTATGAAAGATTTTTTTGCGAGGGAATCAGAATTGTATGTGATACCATCGGAAAGAGGAAAAATGGGTGCAGTTTTTATGATGAAAAAATTTATGGAATGGGCTAAAACAAACAAAGCAAGAGAAGTTTATTTTGAGCCTTCTACTAATGGTATGAATGTCGATAAATTTGATTCAATGGCTAAACGTTTAGGTATGAAAAAAGAAGCTAAATATAGGAGAGTAATTTAATGAGTACAGGTGGAGGAACTCCAACAGGAGATACTGCGATACGGTATCAATCGGAGATGCCAGAGGTTATGGCTCGTAAGCTTGGGCTTATGGACCAAGCAGTTAATTTAGCAAAAACAGGACAAGCAGGATCTTACAATCCAACGTTGCCTACACAACAAGTAGCTGGGTTTACAGGACAGCAAGAAGACGCTTTTAAATTAGCATCACAAGGTGTTGGTAGTTATCAACCTTTTATGCAAAACGCAGCATATCTTGCAAACAAAGCAGTTGATCCTAATGCTTACAAAGACTTCTTAAATCCTTATCAATCTTATGTTACTCAAGGAATACAAGATCAATTTGCTAAAGCACAAAACGATGCAAATATGCAGGCTTCCCAAGCTGGTGCATTTGGTGGTTCGAGACAAGGAATTCAATCAGCAGAGTTAGCAAATCAACAAGCGCAAGCAGTTGGTTCATCTTTGGCACAAGGATATGGACAAGCACAACAAACAGCAAATCAAGTATACGGCCAAGGTGCACAACAACAGGCAGCATTAGGTCAGCAAATGCAACAATTTAACATGGGTGATATTTCAACACTTATGCAAACTGGTGGAGCACAACAACAATTAGCTCAACAGATATATGATGCAGACTATAGACAACAAATACAACAGATGTATGAACCTTATCAGCGTATGGGCTTTGTTTCAGACATCTTTCAAGGTGCACCTACAAGTGCATCGTCTTTGGCTATGGCTACAACACCTCAGGCTAATCCTCTTGCACAAGCAGTGGGAGCAGGCATTACAGGTTTAGCAGCTTACGAGTCATTTAAAGACTAAAGGAGAACCATGGCGGGGAATACTTTAAACAGACCTCTATTTAAGAGAGGACCAGATAATCAAATGCGACAAGCATTTAGATTTGGTGGTTTTGGGAACATATTTAAATATGGTTTTAAAAATGCATTTCAACAAGATCCACAGTTTGAAATGTTTAAGTACAAAGAAAATCCTCCTATAACTTACGTTGATGAATTTGGTGAAACTAAAACACTAAACACTCAAGAAGTAATTCCTAAAGATGTAAACAACCAACAAAATATTTATGGTCAAGATTTAGATGATAGTTTTTATAACATGGATTCTCAAATGAAAGACATGCGTAATAAAAACAGACCTCCTATTTTTGAAAGAACAGAAGAAATTACTGAAACTGATTTGTTTGGTAATACAACTACAACAGGTGGAAACACTAAATTTAACATAGGTAATATTTATAATGCACCTTTTACTAATTTTGGGACGCTTAAAGAACGTTGGAGAACTATGGATCCTGCAACTAAAAAGAAAGCAATAAAAAATATTATTGCGACAGGAACTATTTATAGTATGTTCCCTGATTGGTTAAAAGATGATCCAGTAGCAAAAGAAGTAGAAGTTGAAAGTGTAAGTAAAACTTTTGAAGAACAAGGTTTACCTACTCCAGCATTATCTTATGAAGAAGCTACAACTTTTGGACCAGATGGAGACCCACAAGAAATTACAAAACAGATGGAAGAATTTGTAATTATGTCTGATGAAGAAATTTTAAATAAAGAAAAAGAATTAAATGAAGAAAAATCAATATTAGATTCTAGTTCTAACTCAGCAATTACTAACAATGACAGTGCTGATGATTTAAATACAAACAAAGGTGAAAGTAATTTAGCAGATGGTGTAGCAGAAGAATCTGCAGAAATGGGATATGGTAATCAAACACAGATAGATAACATTTTAAATAATGGTTTTGATTTAGTAGGAGCTTATGCTGCTGAAGATCCTGACGTAGAAATTAAAAGTATAGAAGATACAAAAGCAGAGCTCATGTCTTTGATGGGTGACGATAGTAAAATGATGAACACGATGATGTTAATGCAATTAGGTTTATCTTTAATGAGTGGCAAAACTAATAGACCTGGTTTAGGTGGTTTCTTAGACGTAGCAGCAACAGCTGGTAATCAAATTTTACCAATAGCAATGCAAAATTTAGCTAACAAAACAAAGCAAGAAAAAGAAATTGCACTTGCAGCGTATCAAATATACCGTGATGAAGTCACAGCTAAAAATGCAAGGATAAGTGACATACAAGATTTTTATACAAAAGAACTTATTAAAAAAGAATTTGAAGGTAACGAACCTAAAGGAACTTTACGTCAAGTTATGATGAAAGAAACAATTCAGTTACCTGATGGACAAACTTACACACAATGGAATCCTCTTGATCAAGTATTTGATAAAGGCGAACGTGCTGCATATTATTTAGAACTTTCTAGAAACGGTAATCCAGAAATGGGAATTCAACCAGGCGACATTCGTATTAGTAGTGACTTAGATAATGCTGCAGCTTCTGCAGGCAATGATCCTTACCAAGGAGATTTAACTAAATCACAACGTGGACAACATTTAGCTTTAGCTTCAGTTTTTGAAGCAGCTTTACCTGATGCACTAAACATACAAATGAATCCTAAGTTTGGATTGTACTCTGGTAATTTACCGACAGGTGTTACAGGAGACATGGCTTCTAAAATTAGAACACTAACTAGAGAATCAAAACAATTTGTCGATGCTTTTGGTTTAAGTAATGTAGTAGGATGGTTTGATAACACAGGTAAATCAAGTATGGCAGCTTTAGATGTTCAAATGAAAAACAATATGATTATGTCAGGATCCATGGCTAACCAAGTATCTGAAACAGGATCAAAAGATATATATGTAGGAGAAGCAGAAGGTCCAGATGGAAATTTAATGAAAGGTGAATGGGCAACAGATGCTTATGTTCAAAATTTAATTTCTAATCCTTCACTAGATGTTGTGGAACAAATACAAAACAGGTTAGGTTTCTTGGCAGCTCGTTTAAAACAGCCAACTGGTCGTCTACTTGCTGATACTATTAGACGTTCAATAGAAGAAGTTAAATTAAAAGGATTTGGAACTGGTGATAAAGAACAGGTTGCAAACAAACTACATCAATTTACAAAAGATTTATACCAACAGTATGTTAAACACTCTTTACTTGGTGGTAGTAGAATAACTGACTCTTGGGCCGTGGACCCAGGTATTTACGGGAAAGAAAGAATTACAATTAAAGATTACCAAGATGGTTATTATAACTTTATTGGTGGATCAGAAAATAGTCCTAACTTGCCTATTGATATGAGTTGGGTTAGTGTAAGTGATAATATTATAAGTTCAGCGCCAGCTTATTCTTCTGATTCTAACAGCAGTATAAGTGCTACTGGACCTATTAACTTTTTTAATTTATATAATAAATATATGCCAGAGGATAGTCAAACTTTTGGTAATCAAGGATACCAAGGAAACTAATGGCTGAAACAGATAGAAGTTTAAAATTAAATCCTATTTCAACAAATCAATTATCAAGTTTAATAGTTGGTGATGCAGGATTACCTAAAAACATAGGGCAACCTGAGGGCACTGAATTAGAATATTTAACTGAAGGTAACATTCCTATTAGTGAACAAGAAAAAAACATTAGGGAAATAAGAAAAACATTTGGTGATAGGAAAAATGAAATACTTTCTAGTTTTTGGGATTCTATTAAAGGTGGTTCGCAAACAGCTTTTGATTTATATAATTATGGACCTAAGGGACCTCCTCAAGAAGTAGTTGAACAACGTGCCATGGAAGCACAACAAAAACTAGAAATTATAAAAAATGAACAAGCTAACGCAGAATTAAATGCAGAAAAATTAGCAAACCGTCCTGACATTAGAGAAGTCCGTGCACAGATTGCACAGATTATTGCAGCAGCAGAAAAAAAAGAACAACTAGAACCAGGTTCAGTTAATCAAGATGAGTTAGAACAAGACTTAGTTAAGTTTGGTTATGAAATGGGATACACGCCACGTGAGATACAAGGTGGACCAGATGTACAAGCGCAATTAATGCCTGATCCTTTTGGATTAGCTACAAGCAGTCCAGATCCTTTTCCAGAAGCTAAACTAGCTGGAGAAATAACTGCATCTATTGGTGGTAATATTTTAGGATATAGAATTGGTGCTAAAGCTTTTGGTACTGGTGCAATGAGAGGATTGCGCGCGACCCCAGGACCTTTCTGGGCTAGAATTGGTGGAGCAATGGTGGGTGGTTTTACATCGGTCATGGCTGCTAATTATGGATATGAAACATCTTTAGACATTATGAATCAAGCAGGTGTCTTTGGAGAAAAAGGAATTAATAGACCTGATCAATCAGAAAGAATTATGAATGCTATGAACGCTGGTGAGTTTGATGCTAAAATAACTTTAGGCACAGCTGCTTTCATTCCGGGCATTCAAATGTTTAGAAACTTAACACGTGCTTCATTAGGTGCCGGAAAAAATGAAATGCGTATGGCAGAAATTTCACAAGCGTTAAGTAAAAAATTTATGAAGCCTGGAACTTATGAATACCCTGGTCTAGGTAAATTTAAAGTTACAAAAGAAGGCGATGCTATATTAGGTATCTCTGACATTACAAGATTTGGTGGTATTAGAACTGTTAAACAAACACTAGGTAAGTTTCCAATTATCTCTGGTGGTATTACAGGAAACCTAAGAGTTAAAGCTACTAAATTAAATCAAATTTTAACTAACATGACAGATTCTATTGGACCTTACATGACATATGCAAGGTTATCTGAAGTTACAAGACCAGCTGCTTTTGCTACTGCAACTAAATACAATAAACATTTAGCTGAGCTTGCAGACAATTGGACCAAGACTGCTGACTCATATGGTGACCTTGTTGTAATTGGTGGAGGACACATGGATCCTAAAGGTATTGCCAAACAGTTTATTTTATCTGTAGATAATAAAGTTGGCGTAGGTTTAGATGGTAGAATTTTACCTACTGCTAAATCTTATCCAATGAAAAAATGGTTAGAGGAAAACTTTTTGTTAAACGCAGATGCTATTAGTTATGCAAGAGCAAAAGAAATTCTAACAAAAGAACTTCCTGATTTAATGAAACAAGTAGGAGAAGATGGATGGTCTTTACAATTTGTACAAGATTTTAAACAAGCTTTTGAAAGAACAATGGCAACCTCTCCTAAAAGTGCAGAGGTATTAGCAGCTAAAGAAGCGTTTGACCAAGCTTACTCTAATGGTAAATTATTATTTGATACACCTATAGCTAAAGCTTTAGGAATACAAGGCATGGACATGTATGGCTACCGTGTTAAAATGTTAAAACAAGGTACAAAGTTTTCTGATCAACTATTAAAGACAGCTAAATTTATGGAGTCTCCTGAAGCTATGAAAAATTTTCATCGTTTAGTAGGTGATGATATATTTAGAGCTTCTCTTAGAAGACACATGGAAGTAGCTTACAAAAGCGCTCTTAAACCATTTAAAGGTCAATCAGAAATTGATTCATTATTTAGTGGATTTTTAAGAGGTGTTGATGACCCTAGAAAAATTACTCCTAAAGGACAAGAAGCATCATTCTTAGATGTAGATTTATTTAAAAAGAATTTAGGAATATTAGAACCAGGCACTAATGAATTTCAAACATTAAATGAGGCATTTAAATTAGCATCACGTGGTTATACACCTGGTAGCAAATTACCTTCGTGGGCAAAAACAGGATCATCAGAATTAATTGATGCGGGCGCTAGAGAAGATACAGTTAGAATTTTAGCTGATGGTTCTAGAAAATATGGTGTTATAGGTAGAATGCCTAACACTCAAGAAATTTTAGAATTTACACAAGTATTAGAAAAATCTTTTGCTGGTGGTATACCAGACATTAGCACATTCATAGCAAGACGTGCACAGATTTCAGGATTACGTGGAGCGCTTAGAGCTTTTACTCCTGGTGCAAAAACAGGAGCTGCTGGTTCAGGAGCTGGTGCTTTATTAGGTTCATCTTTATTTAGCACTGTTTTATTTTCTATACTTGCTAGATCAACAGGTAAAGTATTAACTAACCCAGTTAACATGAAAGCTTTTAAATATTTAATTGATCCTAACACTCCTAAAAATTCTGTTGCAGCAGCAAGAGCTTTAGAAGTAATAGGAATTAATTTTAAAAGTGATTTAGATGATTTAGATCGTACATTAGCTAGCATAGAAGCAGAGCAATTAAGAAACAATGACATTCAAAACTTTAAACAAACTATTAATCAACCACCTACTAATAATCAAAACATGATGAAAGAGTTTGAAAAAAGAAAAGAACAAATTAATCAATACCAGCAACAAAGACAATTTAATGAACAACGTGAGCAATCCATACAGCCCACAGTTGTCGGAGCTAATCAAGCTTCGTCTTCGCCAACGTCTACGGCAGGTTCGCCTGTCGTAGGCTCTTCTATTGCCAACAATACAACGATGAATCCTAATGCAGCGGCTAGTTTATATAGTGGTAACACTGATGCAGCTTTAGCAATGCAATTTGGTAATCCTACTGGCACTACTAATCAAATGCCTAGAAGGGCTGCCCAAGGAGGAATTATTTCTTTAGTATCATGAGCATGAAAGACTACATTGCAGTTATAGGAGGTTTACTAACTTTAGGAGTTATGTGGGGAATGACAAATCAAAAAGTATTAGCAATGGAAAAAGACATGGATCGAATAGAACAAGCTTTACTAATGTTTACGAAAATAGAAGTACGTATAGCAGTGATGGAAACAGAACTTAAAAACATAAATAAAAAATTGGATAGATAATGCAGAAAGAAACTTACGATAAACTTTTACAATCAGTACGTAAACACGAAGGTTACAGAAATAAAGTATACCTCGATACCCTAAACAAAAGAACCGTGGGCGTAGGCCACCTGTGTGTAGAAGATTTTTGGGAGGATAATAAGGAATACGAAGAAAGTTTTTTAATGGATATACTACAAAAAGATTTACAAAATTCAATAGATGGGGCAGAAAATTTATGCAAAAATTTAAACATTTCGGATGATGCAAAAATTTTAATAATTGAAATGGTTTTTCAGCTTGGAAAAAATGGGGTATCTAAGTTCCGTAATATGTGGAAAGCCCTTGCAGAAAATCCACCTAATTATGAGGAAGCATCAATTCAAATGCTTGACTCACGTTGGGCAAAACAAACCCCTAATAGAGCCAAGGAAATGGCTAGTCACATGGCGGAATGTGTGGTATAATACCACGTGCAATTAATTAAGAAATATAATTACGCAGAACTTAAAAGACAGGATGGTGATTCCCGTTTATATCTTACACCTGATGGTGAAAGTTTACCATCTGTTACAACCATATTAAATAAAACTAAAGATAAATCTTTCTTAAAACAATGGCGAGCAAAAGTTGGAGAAGCAGCTGCAGAAAAAATTATATCTGACGCTGGTAAAATTGGAACCGCGCTCCACCTATATATAGAACGTTTAGTGAACGAAGAAAAGTACGCAGATCTTACTGATATAGGAATACAAGCAGAAAAAATGGCAAAGAAAATAATTGAACAAGCTGGTGCTGATATAACAGATGTGTATGGATCAGAAGTGCATTTATACTATCCACATAAATATGCCGGAACAGCTGATATGATTGCTATGTATAAAGGTAAACCAACGATTATAGATTTTAAACAAACTAATCGCCCAAAAAAACGTGAATGGATACAAGACTATCTCATGCAGCTAGCTGCATACGCCCAGGCACACAACGCTTTATTTAATACAGAAATTGAACAAGGTGTAGTTCTTATGTGTTCTCGTGATTTAACGTTTCAACGTTTTGAATTAACAGGTGAAAAGTTTACTAGAGCGTGTGATGCTTTTATGAAAAAACTTGATTTATATAATCAATCTATTCTTTAAATCCAATTAGCTAATTCTTCACCATTTATTTCACGCGCAATATTAACTTTGTTTCTAAGTGCTTGTATAATTTTTTCATCAACTGTGCCTTTAGCAACCAAATCAATATATAGTACTTTATTTTTTTGACCAATACGATGTGCACGGTCTTCTGATTGTATTCTTTTTTCTAAATCATAATTATTAGAATAATAAATAACAGTGCTAGCTTCTGTTAGTGTAATTCCGTATCCACCAGTTTGTGTGTTGCCTATAAAAAATCTAACAGGATTTTCTGGATCTTGAAATTTTTTTATACATGCCTGCCTATCTTCTTGTTTAGTTCCACCGTAATAAGTGCAAGATGATTGTGGTCCAAATTCTTCTGTAATAGCTTTTTGTATTGACATAATATCGTGAATATAATTAGCCCAAATAATAACTTTACCTGTAGTCTCACCTAGTATTTGCATTAGTTCTGTTAAACGATTATTTTTTAATTGTACTGTGTCACCTTCATCGGTTTTCATGTGTCCACAAGTTATCTGGTGTAATCTAATTAATTGTGTCAAAACATTGACAGCTGTTAGTGTTTCTCCACTATGTAAAATAGTCATAGCATTAGATTTCATTTCACTATAAGCTTTGTGTTGCTCATCAGTTAATTCAACAGGACGTTTAGTAAATACTTTGTCTGGTAAATCCAAACAATCTTTTTTAAGAATACGGTAAGAATGTGGCGATACTAATTGCCCTAATTGTGCCAAGTTTTTAAACTTAACTATTTTTTGATACTTGTGTGTTCCACCTGCAGCATTTGCTGTAATGACCACAGCATACCGGGTTCTAAATGCGTAGTAACTAGATTGACCTAATATTTCTGGGTCAAGGAAATCCATCTGTGACCACAAATCCATAGGAGATTGTGTTACTGGAGATCCAGTCATTATTCTTCTATACTTAGCTTCGTTTCTCAATGATAAAATAGATTTAGTTCTTTTAGCTTGTGGGTTTTTAATTGTAGTACTTTCATCAATAATCATCATAGACTTACCAATTAAAAATAACTTAGCATAATCTAAACCTTTTTTACTAGAAAAAGCTTCTACATTCATAACCATAATTTTAAAATCAAAGTTAGTTGGATCTTTAATGTCTTTTAAATCTTGTCTGTATTGTGCGCTGGTAGATTGTTTCCAAGCCAATACTTTAAATTCAATATAATCTGGAACGTGAACGGGGATTTCTTGTTCAACCCAGTTCATGTACGTTCCTTTTGGGGCAACCACTAGTAAGCGGTCTATTTTGCCTTTGTTATATAATATGCATGCATTGTCTAATGCAATTTTAGTTTTGCCTGTACCCATCTCTGCAAAAATAGCAAATGATTCTTTATTCCAGCATTTTTTTAATGCATCTTTTTGATGCTCATACGGCTCAGTTTTAAATTTATACATTTTTATTTCTAATGTTGACTTTTATTATATAACCTTATATATACAAAGTCAAGAAAGAAGAAATTATGACAGTTTATGTTTTACAAGAAATGGGTAGGAATGTTCGTTCAGCTGAAAAGTTTGGAGATTTAAAAGTTTGTTTACCCGACAATAAACAAATAGTTTTATCATCAGGACCCTTGGCTTTTAAGTTAAAACAAGTATTAAGAGATTTTAATGATGATGACTACTTGCTATTAATGGGAGACCCTGCTATAATAGCAGTTGCTGGTGCAATTGTCAGTGACGTTAATAATAGAAAGTTCAAAGTTCTAAAGTGGGACCGCGATGAAAAAAAATACTACGATATAGAAATAGATTTGAGAGGATAATATGACTAGTTATGACCCTAAAGATATAGAGCAAGCAATAGATTTAGTTTCACAAATGAAACAAGATTCTGGCAGCACGGCCCAGGATAACATGGGTAAAATTGGTGCAGTTGCAAATGATGTAGCTGATACTGATCAAGAGATACAAGACTTAGAAGATAAGTTAAAAGTTAAAAAAGATTACAAAAAACATTTATCAGAAAATGTACTACCTAACCTTTTTGCAGAGGTTGGATTATCAGAATTAAAACTTGCAGATGGTAGACATTTAAAGGTTTCCAATTATTATGGTGCTTCTATTAAAGACGCTAAAAAAGAAGCAGCTTTTAATTGGCTAAGGAACAAAGGACATGGGGATCTAATCAAGAACCAAGTCTCTTGTAGCTTTGGACGGGATGAAGATGAGAAAGCTAGAGGATTGATTGACACTCTTAATAAAGAGGGTTATCCATCTTCGCAACGCGAGTGGGTCGAACCCTCCACCCTTCGCGCATTTATACGAGAGCAACATGAAGCAGGTAAAGAGTTACCTATGGATTTGTTAGGAGCTTTCGTCGGACAAAAAACAACGATTAAAAACTAAAGGAGAAAAGCCCTATGGCACAGACTAAAGCAGTTGCAAAAGCAGCGAAGTTAGATCTAGCAGTTCTTGCTGGTGACTCAAAAGATGCAAGTGGATTTGGAAATCTTGACATGTCAAGAGATGTAATGATCCCTTACATTAACATACTACAAACAACTAGCCCTCAACTTAATCCATCAAAAGCGGAATACGTTGAAGGAGCAAAAGTAGGACAGTTTTATAATACTGTTTCACAAGAAGTCAGCACTTCACTAAACGTGATACCTGTACTTTATCAACTAAAATACGTGGAGTGGAAACCACGTGAAACTGGTGGTGGACTAGTGGAAATGCATGATGCCGACAGTGGTATCTTGGGTAAAACTAAACGCGATCAAATGACATTTAAAGATGTCTTACCAAGTGGTAACTATATTGCTACAACAGCATACCATTATGTAATGGTACAAGGAACTGATGGAAATTGGTCCCAGGCTGTAATTAGCATGACATCTACTCAGTTAAAAAAGAGTAGACGTTGGAACAGCTTAATGCTTACGCAGAAAGTTGAAGGTCCATCGGGAAGTTTTACTCCACCAACTTATGCAATTGTTTACAAACTATCTACTGTTAGTGAGTCAAATGATCGTGGTAGCTGGTTTGGGTATCAAGTTGAGAAAGCAAACATGGTAGAAGATGCATCACTTTATAATGAAGCAAAATTATTTTCAACCGCAGCATCAAGAGGAGATGTCGAAGCTAAACCTGTAACAGAAGGAGAACCTGCAAAAGTAGCGCCTCAATCTAACAACACAGAAAGCGAAGACGTACCCTTTTAAGGGACGTCTTCTTAATAACCTGGAGGTTTAGTGGAAGAATTCAAATCTATATTTGAAGGTTTAGACGTAGCTTATGGTCAGCATCAATCCGAAGGGAAGCGTGCTGACGGTAAGCAGGAAGGTAAATCTTACATTGTTAAAAAACTTGTTACGGATCAGTTATGGTCTCAGCATTTGGCTGGTGAGGGCCCTTCTTTGGGCATTATTCCTATCATGGCTGATAATACATCCCGCTGGGGTTGTATCGATATTGATACTTATCCTATTGATTATCGTAAAATAATAAATTCAATTAGAACTTTACAGTTACCTTTGGTGCCATGTCGCTCCAAAAGTGGTGGACTACATATTTTCTTGTTTCTTAAAAAACCAATCGCCGCAAAATTAATAAGAGCGAAGCTACGAGAGGCTGCATCAGCGTTAGGATACGCGGACGTAGAAGTATTCCCGAAACAATCGACAATATTAATTGAAAAAGGAGATTTAGGAAATTTTTTAAATCTTCCATATTATAATGCCAAAAATTCAACTAGGTATGCCTACAAGGATGATGGAACAGCAGCTTCATTGCTAGAGTTCATAGACTTATACAATAAATATTCGTTAGAGAATATCGACAAAGTTGCAATCAAGATATCTGATGAAGTCATACCCGATGGTCCTCCATGTCTTCAACAATTATGCACGCAAGGATTTCCAGAAGG